GTTGTAGTCATTATACTAAAGGTATTTCGGTTACGGTTTGATTAGAACTTGCATCTGCTTCTCTATCAGCTTTCTCAATTTCAGCTTCTAATACAGAATCATCACCTACTTCAGCATCAATAGAAGTTACAACATCAGTTTCTTCCTCTCCGTCTGTGAATAGTTTAAGTTGTTGAACACCTAAAGTAATATCTAATTCTGGGTGCATTTCTTCAATTAAAGTTTCAAATACAGCTAAAATATCTTGTTGGTAAGGACGAATTACAGTATTTACTAATAATAAGTAGGCATCTACTACTTCTGTTCTACCACCTAATTGTCCTTCTGTTTTAATACCCAAAATCATTGGGCTTGTAATTCTGTGGGCTGTAAGGATACGTTGTACAACCATATCATTGATAGTTGTATAATACCCGTCCGCGCCATTCTGGGGGATTGGGGTAATCACAGGTGCGTTTTCTGGAGAATCAACATCAATGTACATTAAGTTACCTGCGTTATTCGTGCCAGAATACTGTAGTTGAAGCATTCGCTCTATTGCTTCACGTTCTTCATCGTTTGCATTAGTAAACGTTGTTATAGACAATGAAGGAGCGAGTCCATTTTTAATGTTATTTACGTGGAAGTTAGATACTTCAATATCCAATTCTACATCACGTAATGCCCCTACATAATCAGGTAGAGGGTAATATTTTTGTCCTGGGCGATATGGATTGTAAACAAAGATTTGTTTAGGTTCTTCCATGTTTCTTTCAGGAGAATAAACTGGTAAATAAGGTAAGCTATCTAGTGGTGCTTGTCCGTAACGATACTTTTCAGCCCATTCGTCACTAATGTAGTAACCAGGAATCTCACCTCTATAATTTTTTTCTTTGGCACGTAACCAACTGAAATCAATATGGTAAATATCAGCTATTTTTGTACGTGATTTATTCCAGATAATTTCTAAAGAAAATCCACCATATAACTTATAATCTGTTGCTACTTTCTTGAATACGTCATTCCAAGATTCTCCTGAAGAGTTTATACGATCTAAAACCCATTCTGGATCTGCTGTTAAACCTTCACCTACAATGCCGTCCACAATAGCGTTAATACAAGTATTGTGAATAGAACTGTTATTATATAGTTCGATTAGATTGTTAGGGAATGAGTTGTAATCACCAAATTTAACGTATTCACTACCTCTTTTATCTTCTAGGATTTGAATACGCCCACTAAATTCCTTAGAAATTTGGCTAAAATTAATCTTCTTATTATCCATTGTATGTTGTATAAGTACCGTTTTCGTCTGGCGATACGTATTGAGTTATACTACTTTCATTGCTACCTGATACGTAAGCTCTATCTTCATATAGGAATGTTCTTCTTAAAAGAACTGAACCTTGATCCCAAGTTATATCAGCTAAATTCCAAGTAAATCCTGCATCATTCCATTTTAATTCTTCCTCCTTAGTACCTTCATATAATTTAACATCATATTGACCAGATGGAGTTGGTAATGTACTACCTGAGACTGTAAATGTCAACCAATTTCTATACTGATTTGTAGTAGATAAAGGAGTTCCTTCAACTACAGTTGTAGACATATCGTATGATTGGGTGAAATCAAGGATAAGTTCATCATAACTCCCTGTATAATTGGGGTCAAGATAAACTGCTAAAGTATTTGTTGTCTCTGAATAATTAAACTGTAGCATATTCTTTATAATATTAGGTTAGGGGTCACGCATAGCGCAACCCCTTTCCTAAATTGATTATTATCCTAAAGTAATGCCACTAAGAGCACTAGCTAAAGTTCCTGCTGATCCTGAAATTTCAGAAGCAGGGTTTGGTTCTTGACCTGTGAAGGTTAAAGAGTAGCCATTTAATGCCCCAAACTCAACACCAGTAGCAGCTGTACCCGAAAGTAACTGCATACCTCTGTCTTCACCTAACAACCAGTAACGACCTACGCCGTCAACTGTTCCGTTATTGGTTTCAACAATAATTTTTAAGTTTGGATTTTGTGCTAATACTTTAACTTGATTACGAGTAGAAGATTGTAACTTGAAGAAAACAGCATTAAGTGTTTGCTCATAGAATACAGTTCCATTTTCAGGAGTTGACGTAATAGCTTCTGAGAAATCAGAAGTTTGACGGAACAACTCGAACTTGAAAAATTCACCACTACCTGAAATCGTTGAAATTAACCCTTCACTAGCGTCTGTAACGCTGGAAATAGAACCAGATAAGATGTAAAGGTTAGCAATACCGCCGGTATTGTCTCTACAACCTAAAGTAAATCCTGATGTAATATCACATGTTGACATAATTTTCTGGTTTTATTTGATATTGGAGGGGCTGTTACACCCCTCCTTTATCATTGGGTTAATTATTAGGCTTGGTCGTTAGATACCCAGAACTCAGGATATGCTACGTTAACACCAAGTTTAGTTGAGATTCTGTGCTTCAACTGATCAGTGTTAATGTCGTACCATAATTGGAATTCAGAGAAATCGCTCATCAAGTCAGTACCAGCAACGATTTGCTTGGCTGGGCCGAGAACGATACGGTTTGAACCTTGTAGACCTACTGTACCAACAACTTTGATGTTTTGGAATGGGTAAGCCATTTCCAAGATACCACCTCTGTTAGAGATTGCGTTTGGATCAAAGTAGAAAGAGTTAGCAGTGCGGATGTTAGATACGAACTGACGGAATTTAGAAACACTCATAAAGAATGTCAAGTCATCACGATCAGCAACGTCAGAAGACAATTTTTCGATCATGCTATCCATGTTAGTCAATGTAGCATCAGCTGAACCAGTTACCTGAACACCTGCAGTTGAACCTGAGATGATCAATTTCAAACCGTCACCAGTACAAGTACCGTCAACGCCTGAACCACCACCAGCAGAGCCAGAAACAGCTTGCCACAAGTATTGGTCGTTAGATTTTTGGAATTGGTTTACCAACAACTCAGAGTAGTTAGTTGCCAATGCGAATGTTTCGTTGTATGAACCTCTTTCAAGAGCTGCGATGCCCAAGTAAGTGCGATCCATATCTTTCAAACAGATGCCGTCGAATGAAGTACGAGGACATACTGTAATGTTGCGTTGTGAGAAAGCCAATGAACCAGAAGGAGTAGAAACACAAGTACCGTTTTGTAGTACTAAGTCAACTTCCATAAGGTTGATAGGCTCTTGGAATTTAATTCCGTCTTTAATGGTGATGTACTCCATAGTAGAGCCACCGTAAACCATCTTAGCGATTAATTCTCCGGCTACTTCATTGTTGAAGTCACTTAGAGCCGTAAGATCAAGTCCTGTTGCCATGATTTAATTATTTTTTAGATTTAAGTTGTGCCATTGCGGCTTTAATACGATCTGCGTTTTTCGCAGTTTCTACATTAAATGTGGAAAATTTAGCTTTTGGAGCTGGAGCAGATGTCATCTTAGTAGATTCAGCAGCAGGTGCATCATACACTTTAGCTACTTTGTCTTCTAATTCAGCCATTTTTTCTTTCATTTTCCCCATTTCTTCTTTGAGTGCGTCAGCAATTTCAGCTACGATTTCAGCTACAGATACTTCAGGTTCCATTTCCATTTCCTCTTCAGCTACTGCTTCTTCAAGCGCTTCAATTACTTCTTCCACTACTTCCTCTTCAGCCATTTTCTCTTCAGCTAAAGCTTTTTCACCGTCAGCACCCATAATTTCTTTAACAACTGAATCTTCAGTTACAATTTTGGTACCATCTTCTAACTCGTGTGTTCCATTAGGAGCATCCATTTCTTGGCCTTCAGCAGTAACTACAGTTACTTTGTCTCCAACTTGGATTGAATCACCTGGGAATTTAACAGTAAAAGCACCGTTAATATCCTTAAGTTCTCCAAATGTTTCTTCCACTACGTTTTCAGGGGCTACTTCTGCTTCAACTAAGTTGAAGTGTGACTTTACGAGTTCTTTTAATTCTGAACTTGTCATAAGTTTTAGAAGTTTTTTGGGTTAATATAATTAACAATACAGCACCCTAATGGTACCGCTAATGATAAGTATAGATAAAAATCTCCCCAATCGCTGGTAAATAAAACGTGCCATCCCAAGAGAGAGTTGATAACTTCAGACTAATAAGTTACTTAGATAAGTTGGTATTAGAGGGTTTAGAGAGTTGAGAATAGCAAATGGCTGCTGCTTGTTTCCTATCGTATTCACCTGATAATTCAGAAATACATCTCCCAATATATTCATCTCTAGTTTCTAATGGTGTTTTTGAAGGTATAGGCATAATATTATTTGTTTAAATGACTTCCATCACATAATCCAGCTGGATGTTGAGACATGCCACAAGCACATCCTCCATTCTTTCTACATTTAGTTTTAGACATAGCGTATTCACTAAAGAAACCTTCTACACTAAATCCTTTTACTAATCCAGTTTTAACATATTCATCCCAGATTCTATCATTATCTATTTTATACAT